AGACCGCTTTACCGCGCTACCGCCCGAATGGCGAAACTGGTAGACGCATGGGACTTAAAATCCCCCGCTCGTAAGGGCGTGCCGGTTCGATTCCGGCTTCGGGCACCATCTTAAATCAAGGGTTTGCTGGCGAAAGCTGATGCAAACCCTTGTTTGTTTCTGGTCCGCTATTTTGATGTTGGTCCGCAATTCACTTGGTAGGAGTGACTTTCTTGCCCATGCGATTGCGGATGTACTGCTCAGTCATTACCACGGTCGTATGCCCAAGTTGATCTCTCGCCTGCATGATGTCACCGCTGGACTCGGCTTTGTCCGTACCCGCCTTGGCGCGTAAATCCCGCATCTGAAATTCAGATTTCTTCACCCCGGCCGCCTCCCTGGCCAAGTCAAACCTCCTGCGCAACATCGCCACCGTCATTGGTGTGCCGTCCTCTGTAACGATCAGCCGCGTCGAGCGGACTTTGTGTTCTGACTTTCGGGACATGATTCGATCAATCAAAACCTTCAGCTCGCCAGTCACCTCAATCCGACGCTTTGCCTTTGTTTTGCCCTGCAGCACCCAAATTTGCCCGTCGCGCACGTCCCGCTCATCCATCAACCTGGTGTCGGTCACCCGCTGGCCGGTGAGATAGGCAAGGTCCATGGCATCCTGAAGGCCAACATCGGCCTTATCGTGCACGCGCTTGAACAGCGCGTCCTCAACGTACGTGTCCCGCCCAGTTTCTTTGTTGCCCTTGATGCCCGCGCAGGGGTTGGCGAGCGACGTATAGCCTTTGTCCCGGGCGTAGTTCCAGATGGCGCTGAGCAGCGCTTTTTCACGATTCGCCCGGACGGGTGCCGCTTTGCGCCAGGTGAGGTACTGGCGAACGTGTAACGGCTCGATCGTTTCCAGTGGCGCGGGCGGATCATCGAAGAACGCGATCAGGTTTTTCACTTCGCGTTTGTTATCGAACTGCGTGGCCTTACCCTTGGTGGGAACAATGTCGACCATATATTTTTCAGCGACATAGCGGAAAGTTATGACTTTGGCGACAAGATCGGTCGCTGTGCGGTCACGCTCCAGCTTCGCGTACTCCATGATCGCAAGCCCGTAATCGCTCCCAAGCGGAATTTCTTTGCGGTCCTTTCCGCCAGTGTCGTAATAGTAGAAGACTCGGCCGCTGGCCTTCTTGCGCTCCCGCAGCCGGGCGATGGAGCCCGGTTTACTTGGTCGTCGTCCCATGTCAGCTGGCCTTACGTGATTTCCATGCGGGTTTTTCCGCTTCAAACGTTCCGATCGCGGTCACCGCCATGGCGGTAACACTTGGCCAGCCGTTCACTTTAATCGTGTGGCGGACGCCATTCTTCTTCAGGTTGAGGATCTGTCCCGCCTTGGTCCGCGCGCCGGTGAGCTCGCAAACCTCCTCGTGTGATAGAAACTGGATGGTCATGAGCTGCTCCATGCCGCGCGTGGCGGCAGAAGGTGGTTATTGGGTGGCTTTGGCGATTACTGCGCGAGCGCGCTCGACGTAAATCTTTATTCCGGGGTTGGTGCTTGGCGAGTTCAGGTCGAAACGATCAGCAATGTCATCTGCCAGATCTTTCAATGCCTCGACCAACTCTTCAGCCAGCGCTCGTTCTTCTCGGCCGATATCCCAGAAGCGCTGGCCCCAGTGGCCAGCTGGCGTGGGGTTACGGTTCTGCGCGCCGAAGGCCATCGCCCCGACAATCGAATCGCACAGGTCACGCTTGTAGGCGTTGTCGCCGTCGATGCTCAGGCCGCGCCGGCGAAGGGTTGAAACCACTTCATTGAGGTCAAGACCTTTGTCCTGCAGGACTATGTCGAGTTCTGGCTTTTCGGGGGTGTAGATGGCCAGGCAGATTTTGGCGCCGGGCGGCAGGCTGGTGCTTATCTGCTCCAGTGCATGGCTGGCTGTTTCGTGGAAGCGGTTTAATGCGGACATAGGAAATCCTCGCCCGCCGTACACCGGCAGGCTCTTGTGTGGGGTAGGGGTTGAGGCGGGCAATTACCCTCGGCAGATGCTCAGCATGCCGGTGAGGAACCACCAAAGGTCCTGCGAGGCCATGTAGCCGAACCCGGCGAGAAAGCCGTAGGCCATTACTTTCGTTGGGCTCATCACCGCGCCCCCTTGTAGCAGTACACGTAGGCGAACCAGGCGAGGGCGATCATGACTTCGCCTCCGCGCGGACGGCAGCGACAATCTCTTCCTGCTTGTCGAATTTGCTCTTGCCGTAGTCAGCCGGCACTGTCACAACATTGCCGTCCGCCAGATACACCTTCACATGCGCGTCGAAATCGCTCACAACGATCTTCGAGATTTGGCTCGCAGCGACGTGGATTTTTTCGGTCAGCCTGATCATGGCGTCACCCGCTTGAACTCGACGACCCAGACCCAGGGATTGGCATCCCAGTCGCCACCGGTCGACTGCCAGAGCCCGGCGAACCCGTGGATAACCGCCTCCTTGCACTGGTGTCGACTGGGCGACGTATCGAGGAATTGCCGACACATGTCGGCATCTACGCCTTCGGCCTCTGCCTGGTCCCCGCTGATGTCCTGCAACCGCTCGACGCGCACGTCGGTGATCTCCAGCAGGATGCGGCTGGCCCAGCGGGGCATGTGAATTGAAGGCCGGATTTTCCCTGGCTTGATCATCGCGCAACCGGTCTGCCTGAAGTCCCAATCGGCCGGGTAACGGATCGGCTCGCCATGGCTCAGATCTCGCGGCGCTACCGAATTGACCTGGTCGTCAGCTTGCCAAGCCTCTCGCACCCACAGTCGGTCGCCGGGCAATCCATACGGGCTGCGAATCACTGGGCCGCCGATGTCCCAGCAGGCGCCGATCAGTGGCGAGTCGTCGAAGGCATCGACTACAGGGTTATCTGTCTTGAGGCCTTTTACAGGCCGCCGCGTGACCGACTTCCGGCCTTCCAGGATGGCTCGCACCATCGGGGCCGAGAACAAGATCGGCCGTTCCTTTATCTCAGACATGCGGATTCCTTGCCGCTATAGCGGCGGAAAGTTGTACAGGTAATTTGAGTTCGTACAGCTGTTGAGACCAGCTGTCCGATATCGGTTCTGCTTGGTTGAACTTCTCTCGCATGGGTCTAGTTTTGGGCTCTACTGTCCATCACAGAGAACAGGCGGGAGGTCTCTATGAGACTTCGAGGCGATGTTTTTTGGGAGTGGGCAGAGCCTGAAATCCACACCAGAACACACGATGAAATTCTCAATGACGGGACTTTTATTGACGTGCAGGTCAGGCTATCGCGTGCCGGAAAGACTGAAATGTTCATTGGGATTTATGCTCCCGATGGCATCGCGCTGCATGAAGAGGCTGACGACTCACACTATCGAGAATCAATGACAAGAGTTTTGGCTTGGGGTGTCGGTCGCGCTCGACAGTTGGCTGCTTCCGGACGTGCGAGTTCTCGTCGAGCGGCTTCCCCCAAATAGCGGCTGACTTTGAAGGGGGAGGGAGTTACGGGTAGTTCTTGCTGATGCGCTTGGCGATGGCTTCGAGCTTCTCGGCCATGCCCCACATGTCGTTGTTGTCGCGGCGCGATACGACTGCGGCGCGTTGGACGTTGCGGTCGATAAGGATCTTCGCTGCCAGCAGGATCAGCCAAGCTTCGAACTTGCGGCGAATGAGGCGATTCATGCTGCCTCCTTCGGCGTGTAGGTCAGCGTGCCGTTGAGGATCGCCTCCTTGATGGCTTCGAACTCCCAGGCGTAATACTGGGATTCGACGTAGACGCGCATCTCGCCGTAGTCGTGCTGCTTGCGTCGGATGAACGCCTCGGCGGCATCCCTGGTGAAGTGGCTGTTCACTATCTCCCAGCGCTTGTTCCAGCCGGTGACGGTGTGGTCATCGCACTCGGCCAGATAGTCCCACTGATCGTCTTCGTCCAGATCCATAAAGCTGCATTCCCGATCAGCCATCAATGACTGGTCGATTTCTGCACGCTCCTCGTCGTCTAGATCGTCCCAGTATTCCTTCGGGCTGAACCACGAACGATCCTCCAGGCACACGACTCGGCCTTCGGCGTAGTCGATCTCGAAGCCGTAATCGATTCGTTTGGTCTGCACGGTGAAAATCGCGGCCGCAGTGTGGTGCCACTTAACGCCGGCGCCGTTGCAGTGATAGCGGAGGCGCTCAACGAAGTCGGCCCAGGTTGCTGGGTTGAGGTCAGCACCGGTCGCCAGGCTCGGCAGCGGCTCGGCCGGATTGTTTTCTGTGGGCATGGGGCGTCCTATGCCGGGGCATGCCCGGGCGGTGGAGGGTGGGTTATGCGGCTGCTTTGAGCAATTCGATGATTCGTTTGCCGGCCAGCGATGGTACTGCGTTGCCGGTCGTGCGCATGCTCAGCCGGTGGTTGCCCCGATCGCCTACCTTCGATTGAGGTATAGGCGTGGTGGCGTTTTGATTTGAATTGGTGTTTGATTAGCCAGTAATCAAAGGAGCGGTGATATGGCTGATTCAAAGGGTGCGGGCAGTTCGTTTCTCGAGCACGATGACGGTGCGCAGAAGCAGGCAGAATCGGCTATTGCTTATGCGGTTAATGACTATGAAGCATGGAAGGATGTGTTTGAGCTTTGCCTTGAATTGCGGAATTTCGAGATATCTCAACTCGTTCAACGCAACAATTTTTTCATGATTTTCCAAGGGGTTTTATTCGCGGGAATTTGCCAATCGGCCGGCCAAGTTCCTCTTGTAAGCTTCATAGTTTGTTGCGTTGGATTACTTGTATCCATGCTTCAAGCCGGAATGGCCTGCGGGTCAAAGTATTGGCAGACCCATTGGGAGATAAATACAACAATGGCCGAGCAGTTCATGGTGAAGCTGATCGAGGTCCATGGCCGGATTGACACTAAGCTGCGACACGATAAGGTATTTATTGATCCCGTTTATGATGCTAGGTTACGGCGCCGAAGGATTTTGGTGCATTTATTTCACGATGACTCTAACCGGAAGCGGATCAAAAAAAACTTGAAAGATAGTGGGCGGTCAATTGGACGTAAGCTCACCAACAAACTTATTCTACAGCGATATTCAATTAGTCGTATTCCAATCTACGTTGGAATTGCGCTGGCAATCGGATGGGCAGTGCTGTTACTTGGAACACTGAATTTCTCTGTGATCACCGTAGACTTTAGTAATCTAGTCCATGGTTTCAAAAAAGTTAATTGAGTATTACGTAGCCCTCTCTAAGTGGCAATTGCTGTTCTTCAGACTGCGCAGAAAGATTCTCGCCGGCTGGCGTGATTCATTGATGTGGGATATTTTTGAATTGCCGGAGCGAGGCCCTACCCTCGCTTAATCCGGTGAAAGGCACCTGCTTAGCGGGTGCCTTTTTATTTGATTCAGGGTCAGGCAAACATGTCGAATTGCGGTTCCGGCGTATTCACCCTGATCAGTTCGGCATCCAGCCGAGCTTTCGCGGTACCGAAGATTGCTGCGTCCTGCTCAATGCCGAGAAACCGACGGTTGAGCTGAAGGCATGCAACACCGGTGGTACCGCTTCCCATCGTGTTATCCATCACCACCTGGCCCGGACGCGTATAGGTGGCGATCAGGAACTTCATCCAGGCAACGGGCTTCTGTGTTGGATGGAAGCTGCCGGACTGCTTGTCGCTGGAGAAGAACTGAACCGATCGCGGGTACCGGTCTGTTGAGTCGTACTCGGTCAGGCGCAGCGCCTTGCCGTAGCACTCCGAATTCACTGTTTTGCGCTTGGTGGTCCTGCGCTCATGACCTGTCGACATTTGCGGGTTGTACACCGGCTGCTGGCGATAGAAGACCTGGGCGCTTTCGTGTGCCCGAAGCGGTTGCTTCTTTGCGTTCAGAAAACCGGTGGCGTTGCCTTTCTCCCAGATCCATTCATACCGGTAGTGCCTCGGGTTGCTGGCGACGACCATCGAGGCGAACGGCTGGGCCGCACACAGCACGATGGCGGCCTCCGGCTTGGCGATTCGCAAGTACTCAAGCCAAAGCGGCTCGAAGGGGATAATCACGTCCCAGGCACATTGGGTTGTGCCGTAGGGCAGATCGGCCAGCACCATGTCGACGCTGTTGTCTGGCATAGTCTTCATCACCTCGAGGCATTCTCCGAGGTACAACCAGGGTTCTGTGGCCATGAGTGATTCCAGTCAAGCGCCGCCCTCCGTCATCGGAAAGTGGAAAATTAATGAAGAATGGTGTTTAGTAACCAGTTGGTAGTCATCTATGGAATGGAAAGATATGCCTACTGGTACTTGTAAACTTTGCGGGGTAGAAGGTGAGCTCAGATTGAGCCACTTCATACCAAAGTTTGTCGGTAAATGGGTTAAAGATACTTCTGCTACGGGATTTATTCGCCTGAATCACAGTATTAATAAACGGGCGCAGGATATAGCTAAAGATTATTGGCTTTGTGGTGGGTGCGAGCAGTTGTTTTCGGATTGGGAACGTGAGTTCGCCAACAAGATTTTTTACCCGTTTCTTAATGATGGGGAAAGTGAAGCGTCCTATGGTGACTGGCTTGCGAAATTTTGCGCGTCTCTCTCTTGGCGGACTTTGACGTATATAAGAAGCGCTAACCCTGGCGGCCGTGAAGGTTTTGATGAGGCTCTTGATCACGCACAGTCAGCATTAGCTGAATTTCTGTTGGGACGGTCCAACAATTTAGGCAAGTACGAGCAACATTTTTACCCTCTCGAAGCATTGGATACAACGAATGTCCCCAACGTTCCAAGCAATATAAATCGGTACATTTTGCGCAATATGCATATGGATCTGCTTTATAGCAGTAAAGACGTAATGATTTATACAAAATTGCCTGGATTCATAGTCCTAGGTTTAACGGGGCACCGCGAATCAGCCAAGATGCGATCAAGTCGGGTTGCTCTTTCCAGTGGCAAAGTTTCACCGCGATCATATTGGTGGCCAACTGGTTTTGCAGAATATGTGTTTGGTAAGGCGCGGGAGATTTCTGAAATGTATAAAGACATTAGCCAGAAACAGCGCAAGGTTATCGATGATGCGATGAAATCAAATCCAGAACGAGCCGCATCATCCAAAACAATCGAAGCATTCGGTCATGATCATAGAATGTTCGGAAAGAAAGTCTTTTCCGATTAAAGCCTCAAAGTGACTTAAGGGCGCCACAGCCTAGCAGGCGTGGCGCTCAGTTTCACTTCGGATCGAACGCACCTAAGGACAACGCTGCAGCATCACCAATATTCCGTTGAAGCACGGTCTTGAACTCCTGCGCGATATCCTCGCGCTGAACCTCTTCCCCAACCCAGCGAAGCTTCAGCGCCGGCACAGCGCCGCTGGTGATAACCGAAATCCGCAGATTGATCTGTTGCTCGGTCAAGCCCTCGAACGGGATGGTGCTGAATAGCAGGGCAGCAGGCAGCGTTTCTTTGCTGCGGGCCTCGATCTGATCCATGGCGCTGCGGCTGGCACTGGTTTCGCCGACGGTGTTTTCGGATTCGCTGGTCGCCTTTACCGTAATGGTACGCACGGCGGCGATGGCCCGAGCAACCGGAATTGCTTTGCCTTCGTCGTCCACTGGAGTCAGGTACTGGTGCCAGTCCTCGATCCAATCGCTCAGATCCTTTTGCGTCATCGCCCGTCCGCCGATGGACTGGGCCGCCTTATAACCGGCCGATGCCTTGAGCTTCAGCACCGCGCGGTCATCTGCGTGGCCCGGATTTTCGTCATTGCCCAGGTTGAACAGCAGCGTGCACGCGCAAGCAGTGGTTGAAGTACCGCAGCCTCGCCAGTAACTGGGGTGACGGCGCTGTTGGTTTCCCACATCAAGTAAACAGACCTGTTCGCCCGTCGTAAGCCCGTCACCGATTTATCAACCCGCCATTGAGCGGGTATTTTTTTGCCCGGAGAAAAGTGATGCCTGTAACTGAAAAAGATCGCGATGTCCTCGCGCGCACGCTGTGGGGGGAGGCGCGCGGTGAATCGCTGGCGGGCCAGATCGCCGTAGCCTGGACCATTCGCAACCGCGTGAATGACGGTAAGGACCGGTCGTGGTGGGGGGAGGGGTACACCGGCGTGTGCCAGAAGCCTTACCAGTTCAGCTGCTGGAACAAGAATGACCCGAACTACGCTTACCTGAGCGGCGCGAAGCATATCCCGTTCCGCGAACTGGCCCAGGCGCGGATCGCTGCTGATCAGGTGATCGATGGCAAGGTGCCTGATCCCACCGGCGGGGCCACGCATTACTACGCTACCACCATGCCGAAGCCACCCGTGTGGGTGAAGGGCGCTAAGCAGACACTGGCGCTTGGGCATCACATTTTCTTCAAGGATGTGCCATGAGCCCGGGCGCGATGAAACTGGCGGTGGCCGGCGTGCTGGCATTGCTGCTGCTCACCGCCGGCGGCGTGTGGAAGGTGCAGGACTGGCGCTACGGCAAGCAACTCGCCGAACAGTCCGGCACGCATCAGGCAGACCTGACAGCCATCAGCAATGCGGCCGCCGCCCAGGTCCGTGCTGATCAGGATAAAAGGCTAGCGCTCGAGCAGCGTCTTGCGGCCAGCGACCAAACTCTCCATAAGGGATTAAGCGATGCCCAAACGAAACAGGATCGCGTACGTGACAGTCTTGCTACTGCTGAACTCCGGCTGTCAGTCCTTCTCGACGCAAAAGATCCAGCCAGTGGCTGCTCAGTGCCTGCCACCGCCGGCGCCGGCAGCGTGGTTCATGGAGGAGCACGCGCCCGACTTGACCCAGCGCATGCTCAACGAATTATCGGAATCACCGGAGACGGCGACCAGGGATTGATTGCGCTAGCTGCGTGCCAGG